CACGAGTTTCTTTATCACGCTTTATTCGGTTCTCAGCCATTACGCTTTCCTCATTTCAAGTGCAACCTGTTTGGCGTATTCTTCTAACGGTACTCCGAGTCTTTTAGCGATAGCTATTTGTGATTTCTTTAGCTTCACTTTGTTCGGTGATGTGCTTCGCGTTGCGGGAGCTACCACAGTTGGTTGCTGTTCCCGCTCTTCGGACTGTGTTTGCTGCTCTACTACATCATCAAACTCTTCTGGGAATACTTTTCGCATACGAGAATCAATCTTCTCGTAGTATTCGTCAGACCGTGGGTCAACCCCACTTTTGACTAACTTATTATGCAGCCCCATAGCGTACGCTGTCATCTCATCATCGACATGAAACCAAGAAGAATTTTCTTGTACCCATGCCTCTGCTTTCGGATCACGCGCCCTCTGTGGAGCTGCTTGAGGTTCTTGTACCTCAGTATCTTCTTCTTGTAAAGAAGGTAATTTGAAATTATCTAGCTTATCTGCTTTTAGTTTGGCAGCAGTTAGATGTTCCTGCGCTTCAATGAGCCTGTCTGCGTCACCACTCTCGTACGCATCCTTATAGGCTATCTTTGCGCCAGTAAGTTCTGAGTCAACCACACGCTTTGCCTGATCTAGCAGAGCTTCGCGTGTTGTGCCCACGTCACCCTTGAGGGTCTTGTTCTCCTCAAAAAGCCTTTTTGTAAGAGCTTCTAGCTCTTGCCGCTCTCTGAACGCTTCTTCTTTCGCTCGTCTTTCGTCGTGGTAACCTTTGTTGAGGTGTTGAATACGCTTACGTACCTTCTCAGAGTACCCCTCCAATTCCTCATCTGTAACGTCAGCCGGTGGTTTAGATGGCTTGCGGTTACGATCAGCCTCTGGGGTATCGTCAACAACCTCAATCTCCAACTCTGCTTTCGGTTCTTCAACCACAACTTCAGGTTCAGCAGGAGTATCTGCATAGTCGTCGGCGGTCTTTTTGCCGGACAAGTCAATTTCTACCTCGCTAGAGTCTTCTATATCAATAGATTTCTCGTCTTGATCTTCAGGAAAACTAAATTCAACCTTTTGAAACGCCATGTTTACTCCTATGCTCGTGATACACCACGGGGATCTGCTACAACTGCTTCGATAGAATCATCGTTCATTAGACGATACTCTACACCATCAACCTTGAATCTAGTTCCGCTGTTGGCACGAAACATGACGTAATCGCCTTGTTTGCACCAAGGGCCAGTAGGAAATCTATCCTCATCGGCGTATGCTTGCTCGCCCATATCCAGCACAAGCCCAATTATAGACATCACGGTTTCATGGCTTTTAGTAGTGTCTGTCTTTAATAAGTTAGTTCCATCAAAGGTTTCTTCTACCTGTGGCATAGCCACAAGGACTCTATACCCGACAGGTACAGGTAGCTGCGTTTCTAGCTCTTCTTGAGCCATAAGAGGTTCAGTCATCGTCATATTCCAAATTGCGCGAGAGGTCTTCTACATGACCCAGACAGGTTTCGAGACCCCGAATCAAACCTGTGGTTTCCTTGTACATGGCGTAGTCTTTTGCTCCACCAGCACCTAGAAATTGTAGTGCGGAGGCTTTGTCAGCCTCGATTTTTTCTTTTAGCACGTCAAAGACGGTTTTAGCCATTATTGATCTCTAGGAGTTGAGTCCTTCATGGTCTTTAGTAAATCCAAATCTAGCTTGGTGTTGTCCTTCCTTCGATCTGCGGCAAGTTTAGCACCCGCCTTCTGAGCATCAATCTGTAGTTCTTGTTGTTTTAACGCGAGTTCTGCCTGATCCATCTGGGCATCCTGCATGTTCTCTTGCGCTTGTAGCTGTAGTTTAGCCTGTTCGATCTGAGCATCTGCCTGATCTTTAGCCGCCTTACGCTGCACTTCTTGCTGCTTGATCTGTAGTTCGGCTTGCTGCATTTGCACCACAGGATCTTGAGCCTTCTGTTGCGCCTGTTGCTGTGCTGCCTGCTGTTGCTTCTGCTGCGTAAGCTGCCCTCCAGCTTGTGCCATGAGGCGGGCCAAGTTGACCTCCATGTTCTCTGGCAATTCTGCGTTCGGGTTTGGTAGGGGGGCACCAACCTTCTCTTCCATTTCTTTGCGGTACTTGAAGCCGAGGTGTTCTGCGATGTGCGCCTGTAGTGCTGCAGCTATGCGCTGCGCTTGTGGATTCTGCCCTATAGTCGCTGCAACCGAAGGGTCTTGTAAGAACGACTGGTGCACAGCCATGTGCGCGTCGTGGTCTTGGTAGATAAACGCCTTGAGCGGTTTGCCGTTGAGCGCATTCATGTTCTCGCTTACAGGATCTACAGGCTTGGCGTCGTCCGTTGTTGGAACTAGCTTGTCAGCATTCTTTACCCCCAACACCTCTATCATCTGCCTGTGTAGCTGTGGCAAGTCATATATCTGCGGTGCTGATTGCGCCATCTGTAGTACAGCTTGATACTGCACAACCCGCTGGGCCATCGTAGAACTGTTCGGATCGCTGACAGGTATGACATCGACGGTCATGTAGTCTGCAACACGGGCGGTTACTTCACCACGTACCGGCTCATACGCATACTCGTCAGGTGCGTGCTCCGACATGATCGCCTTGAGCAGCTTAAACTCTTGCTTCATGGCATAGTGCACACGGGCCTGCACCGCTGCCATAGGTTTTAGAGTACGCTCTAGGAGAGCCAGAGTGGTTCCCACAGGGGCGTTTGCTGACATATCCGAAATGTTCATGTCGCTGATTGCGCCCAGCCTACGGCCTTCCTGCGTTATCTGATTAAGTAAAGCAAGTAGGGTTTGGCTTGGCTCCTTATAAGGAAGCGGTAGGATGTTGTCGCGTATGCTGCCAGACGGTACATCAACGTCCTTAAACTCTCCGGGTTCAATCGGCGTGTCGTCACCTTTAATACGCAGCCCACGGGACTTCAGACCCCCCGGCAAATTAGCCAGCGTACCAGCGTCCACCAGTTGCCGTATGATAGACGTACCCGCTTTAGCGTACCCCCCTATTATATGTATCAGTCCAAGGCCATAGAACCCAAATCCGGGCACATATACATAATGCACGAAGTGCTGACGCTTCAACATCAACGGGTCATTAGGATTCCAGTTGCGACGAATAGACAACACTTCGTTAGAGCCACGCTCTAGTGTCACCACGTACGGCTTGGCTATCTCGTCTTCCGAGTCATCTATACCATCTATAACCAGATCTGCGTGAATCTCATATAGAGAGTATCTGTCATCGTCTGTTAGTGAGTACCCACCTTCTTCTGCCTTACGCTCTTCAATGTCTGTGTGGTACGGCTGTGGGTCGCCCAGATCTACGTCTCTGTAGAACCCTCCTGCCTGTAGCTTCTTCAACTCGTTCTTTGTCTTACGCATGATGTGCGTAACACGTTCTGCACTCTCTATATGTGAGGCACCGTATGGCACCACCACATCTTCAGCGGGTATGTAGACTGCGGTCTGCCGCCCTATGTTCGGATCGTAATATACCTTCTTGAACGCACTGCCAGCCAAGCCAAGGCTATACAGCAGCCGCTCATGCTCGGGTCTGTACTCCACCATGCGCTCGGTGAGTTCGTAGTTCATATCCGCTTTTACGCGGTTTGCCGCTGCTTCCTTGTCCTTATCTTCTATACCTATGATCTTGACCTTTACAGGCCCAGCGGCAGGGAACGTCTCGGACATGGTTTCTGCTTGGAAGCGTATGGCTGCTTCAGCAAGCACTGTAGAGTACACACCACACGCGCCTTCCCACGGTTCAGTACGCTCTTCGTATTTGAAGCCCAGTACGTCCAGACCTCTGACGAAACTATCAGCCCAATCTTTGCGGCTATCAACGTCTGCGTCTATGTGACCTACCAATTCGTCAGCCATCTCTGACAGCACGCCTTCATCTAAGATGTTAGCCAGATTAGTATTGAACGGCAGCATGTCCGAAGGTTCTGCGTCAGGGATTATGGTGATCTCTACGCTACCGTCATCCAGCGTCACCATCTCAGGATCGACAATCTCAATCTCTAAATCTGGTGCTTCCTCTGCTTCCATGCCTTGAGGCGCTGCGTACAAACCTTTTTCT